AAAAAAAATAGAAATAAAGACGCCAAAAATCATCACAGCTAGCTGCTGCGGCCGGGGAGGCCTGTGAAATGATCACTTGGCCAGTGTCGTTTTGACATAGGCTGGTGAGCATCTAATAGATGTTTCATGGTATCGTGCATCGAGGGGAAGGAGGTAGCCGAGGGTCGGAAGGTTTGACCACTAGACATTTCGATGTAACGAAAGTAAAAATCAAGCTCTGACTGCTTAGGAGTAGTGCCAATCTTTGCGCAGAAGTTATAGATATCTTCGCAAATCATGTAGGTCCGAGGGAGTTGACCACATGCGGCGTAAGCAATGCCAACAGCGCGTGCCATAAGGGCGTCGCGGCGAGTTGAACGTTCAGGATGACGTAGTTGGGCGAGGAGTTGAAGTTCATCTCTGATGGGAATACCACCATAGTTGGAGTATTTGAGAACTTCAGCGCCGTCTAACGTCGCTTGAATTTTAGATTTCTCTACGCTTGCTTCAGTTCCGAAGTAAGCTTGGGAGTAATGGTTGAAGATGATGAAAAAGGAGGCTGACCAGAGTGCGAACATGGTGATGATCAATATGATCGAATCGTCGCCTTGGACTTTAATTGCCAATTTTTCAATGTCGAATCCCATACGAGATAAGACAGTATACAACATTACAAGGTTGTAGAGGGAGTCAAGAATTTGGGTTTGGAAGTAACCAGAGTAGATTCCAGAATGCCGAAATCGAATAAGTTCTCCAGAGGGGAGAAGAAGAGGAATGGTTAAGACTGAGTCAGTCATCCAGTTCCAAAGATTTTCGAGTTTCTCTTCGATCGGTAGATCGTTAGGATCATGATCAGAAGGGTGGCGGGAGGAGTCAGGATAGGTCACTGTCGGATGATAGCCATTCTCAAAATTAAAGAGAGGGCGGACAATGCATTTGTGAATGTCACGAATGATGGTGTGACGTGCATGTCGATCGAATCCGGGCCAATCGATAGTGGCTACGAGTCCATAGCGGGGTATCGTTGTAGCAAAGTGATTGCGTAAACGGTACCATCCACCGAGGATAGTTTCATAGCCCCAGAGCATAGGCGATTTCTCACCTAAGAGGAGGAGATGGGCTTGAAGAGGCCAGATGAACATGAGTTCTGCTGTGAGGAGAGTCGAGGGTGCACCAAAAACTAGGCGTACCTTGTCGGAGGCAGAAGCTTTAACGAGATGTTGTCTCGCAAAGGCGGTGTTCCAATAACGAAAGTCATTGCCGGTTCCAGTAGTTCGGAAACCGAGTTTGGCTCTGTGAATATTCTTGCGGGTGATGAAAAACATTTCGTTGTAGAGGTTGTGTTTCGTCATTCGTGTGTCACGAATTTCGAGTGGCTCTACGTTTCGGTGTGCTTCGAGGAAGAGATCACGGTTGAAAGGAGTCGAAAATGGTGTGCCATGTTTAAAATAGTTAAATTTAGCTTTAACGTAATTTTGATACTTGCCTGAGGTGGCTAGAGGGGCACCAATATTTGTCGATAGTCTCCAGGGATAGTGACGAAGATCTGCGAAATGCACTGGTTGTAAGGGAACGTCGGGTTTAATCAGTTTAAAAACGTGATTAATTGCTTTCCAATAGTGTTCGTCTTTGACGACTTGATGTTCGTCGGAGTCGAGCTTTTGAATGTCAGCGTTGAGGGCGTTCTCATTCCAGTATGATCTACGGTATCCGTTGATAACGGTGTCTACTTCTTGTGGACTGAGGAACTTGTTTAGAGCATGGTCAACTATATTATTATAGTCGATGGTAAAGTCATCTAAATCAGAAGTTCGTCCATGAATAGGAGCAGCGAATTGAGGATAGAATCCAAGAGATTCAATGTTCTTCATTGTGTATTGTAATTGGATCTGTCGTAGTGAGGGAGATATTACGAGTGGACGTGTGATACGTTGGAG